GAAAGCCATAAGTAACCATGACAACGCGCTTTTTGTTCTCCAAATCGCGTTCATGATTGGTTCCATAGTTTTAACTTGGTGGGCGGTTTCGAAATTTGATCAAAAATAAAATGGAGTAAAAAGGACTTAACCCTGTTTCGAATGCAGGACGTTTTCGACTTATAATTTTAGATATGTATTTAGATATGTAAAAAATTCACGTTAAGCCCTACATCCGGCCAAACGTGATAGTGACCAAAGCTCATTCGATCGCGACACATGCGGAGTTTTGATTTCCGAATACGGTAATTGAGTCACGACAGAACTGTGTAAAGATATGTAAAACTGTACAAAATGCACAGTTTTTAAAAAAGCTACATACTTTTTTAGGGTTCAAAAAAATTGTCTTTTTTGAACCCTTTTTTATTTTTGTTTTAGAAAATAATTTCACTGCCTCAATTTTAAGCATCACAGGGTGACAGTTAGGGTGACAGTTAGGGTGACAGTTAAAAAAAACGTCTCAGCTGTCACCCTTTTTTAATGAAAAGTGACAATTTTTGGCTACCCACCGTGTAAAAAGGGTGACAGGTGACAGCTGCGACCGTTCGCGCAATCAACTGTCACCACAACTGTCACCCGCCTTTTTTATTTTTGTTTACCTTTTATATCTTATTAATATTACTATTATATTATTAATATATAATAATAATAATAATATAACGGTGACAGCTGTGACAGCTAAATAGCTATTTAGTCACCACCATAAAATATGCTTCATTTATGTGCATATCGCTTTTATCTGGCCGAACTTGCCGTTTTTCGATTTTAGCTGTCACCCTGTCACCTTTTAATTGCGCACCGAATTAAAAATTGGTCAAAAAAAGTTGTTTTAGGGTTCAAAAATCGAAGAATTGTCCGATGCGTTATTTGCGGAGTAAAACCCTCTTTTTGTAGGTTTTACTCGTCCTCCCTGTTACGAATGTCAAAAGCGTTCTACGGGAGTTATCGCATGGACACTGAAGGTTTTAAAAAGAAAGAGGGACACCGCTGGATCTTAGGTATTGATCCGGGTTTCTTTGGATCATTGGTCGTGGTGGATGTTACCGAATCTAAAATCGTAACTTATTTGGATATGCCTCTTTGTGAACGGCACTCTTTGATGAAAAAAGAAAACGGCCGGTCCGATATAAATATAAAAGTGGTTTGCGAATTTATAAAGTCTGTCTCTTCGCACGTTGACGCCGCTGTGATCGAGCGAGTGAATGCGTCGCCGAACATGGGCGTGGTGTCAGCGTTTAGGTTTGGCGAGGGTTTTGGCGTCTTGTGTGGAGCGCTAGTGTATGCCGGTATCCAAAACGTAGTGATGGCCTATCCGAACGTTTGGAAAGCGGATTTAGGACTGGACAGGTCAAAGAAAAAATCATTAGCGATGGCGATTGAAATTTTTAAACAAGATAAGAGTTTATTTAAACTTTCAAAATTCGATGGCCGTGCGGAAGCGGCGCTACTAGCGTGGTTTGGACGAAAAGCGTTAACTGGTGAAAAAATCAAAGATCCGTTCTTTGACGCTGAACACATTTCCGATCTTTTTTAATGTTTTTTAGTCCGATGTTAAATTTCTGTTGCCGGTTTTGCGTGTGGCCAGCTAAGGCTTAGAGGGTAGGGTATTTTTAAAAAATAAAAAGGGGTAAATTAAGTGGACATTACACAAAAGCCAAAAGGCGAAAAAAAACCAGCACCGATAAATGACAACATCATTATGCCAAACGACAATACACTTCGAAATTTCTTAACGGATAATGAAACAAAATTTTATATTCTTTCAACTTTAAAAGAGACGGCAGCTCGTAAACCTGTCGGTCCTTGGCGTGAGTATTTAGATTTTTACGCTAAAAATCAATCCGGAGACATGGATTCATTCGCGCCGGACGCTTTAAAATACGTAAAGAAAATGAAAGCGGACATTGAAGACCAATATTTAAAAGATCAGACGGAATAAAATTTTAAATTCTAAGAGGTAATGAAAATGCTTAGGCAATGGACTGTCGAAGATTTTATTTTGTTCATGCTTTCAATTGTAATAGGTTGGAGTCTTTTATTATTAATGTTTGACGACGATGAATAGATGATTAGGTAAAAGGGGTATTATGACAAAGGGTGAAAGAGCGGCAGAAAAACGCCGCCGCAAAAGTTTTCCACTTAAAAGAGCACAAACGCCAGAAGAAAATTATGAGCATCGACTGCGTTTAGGGATTTATACACCAAGAAAAATTTCTCGCCAAATTTCAGATGCGAGTTATAAAAGAGGTGAGCGATGAGCGAACAAAATTCTTCCAGCCAAAAACGTCCCATTAATATATTAATTGCAACGCCGTGTAGAGATGGAAACGTAAGACACGAGTATATGATGGCGCTTTTAAATCAAACGTTTCTTAATACGGAACGACTTCAAAACTGGCAGCACTATAATCTTGGATTTTATAGTACGGCGAGTGATTCGGGGTTAGGTAAAGAAAGAGGCGTCATTGCGTCGTATGCATGTAGATATAATTTTGATAAATTATTTTTCATCGATGCGGACATGGTTTGGTCGTGGAGTGATTTTAAAAAGATCGTAACTTCAGATAAGAAAATCATCGCGGGCGTGGCGTCGATGAAGCTATTCCCTCAAGTTCTTAACTTCACCTTAAAGCCAGAAGAACGTCACCTCTATGAAAAAGAAAAAGCGACGTATAAAACTCTTCTTCAACTCCCAAACGAAGAGCACGAAGTGGCCACGACAGGCACCGCGTTCACATGCATTGACGTTTCAGTTTTAAAAGAGATGGCGGATAAGAAACTTGCCCCCGCTTTTAAATCTTATGACAGCATGGAAGGCAAAAACGTTTGGTGTTATGACTTTTTCCAAAACGGCGTTGTTAATGAAATGTATGCGGGCGAGGATTGGGGTTTTGTTATTCAGGCGAGAAGAATGGGCGTGCCTGTTCACATCAATACGAGCGTGTGGGTTGGCCACGTTGGGACTCACAGGTACGTAGTTGACGGCGGTTTATACGAAGGCGATGAGAGAGGGCTTGGTTGCGAGTGGCCCAAACCTAACGATGCGCCTAATCCGGTCGACGCGCCGGTTAGTCTGTCAAATGAAGAAAGGAACTAGTAAATGTTTTTAGAAGAACAACTTGAGCTGCCTTTAGAAAATGAGATAATGGCCGTTGAAGCCGCGGACATGGCATACGATATCAGCGCGATTTTAGTTGAAGCGGCGATGGCAGGGCGAGTTCAGAATTTAGATTCTGATTCAATTAACAAAGTCACACGCCAGCTTTGCGGCGCTTTTTCAGAGGCACTTAAGAAAGTTTCTCCAGAAAATATAAAAAGTTTTAAGTATTATTTGTCGAAGATTGAATAGTGGATGAGCTCAAGTTATTTGATTACCAAGTCGCAGGTGCAGATTGGCTTTCACGGCACAAGTTGGCGTTGCTGGCAGATCGTCAGCGTCTTGGTAAAACAGTCCAAAGCATCACTGCGATGGATATTGTCGGCGCTCAAAAAATACTTATTGTATGCAGGGCCGTTGCTAAGCAGAATTGGGGAAACGAATTTGATAAATGGTCATCCGTTAAAAGGAAAAAATATTTTGTTGAAGGTTCAAAGACCGACCTATCCGGTTTACAAAATGAAACTTCATTCATTGTTATCACTTCTTATGAAAGTCTTAGCGTTATTCTTCATAGCGTTTTTCTTTCTTTCGACGTGGTCGTTTGTGATGAGTCTCAGTCTCTTAAGTCTGTTGATGCCAAACGTACTTTAGAAGTATTTGGTAAAAATGGTGTTTGTAGAAAAACGAAAAGACTGTGGCTATTAACAGGCACTCCAATGCCGAACCACGCAGGCGAATTATGGACGACGCTATTTAGCTTCGGCGCTACAAAACTAAAATATTGGGACTTCGTAAAAAGATTTTGCATAACTAGAGATTCTGGGTTTGGATTACAAATCGTAGGGACGAATCCAGATCCTATGCGAATTGCGGAATTACAAGAAATTATGAAAAAAAATGTTTTACGTAGAACAGAGGATGACGTGTCGATCGAATTACCAAAAATGTTTTTTACAACAATGATGGTGGAACCCGGTCCCGTTGAACTTCAATTTTCACATACCCTCTTCCCCTATACTCTAGACTCATCCGGCGAAAGAATGCGGGAACTTGAAGCTAAAATTCAAAAAGAGTTAGGGCTTTTTGAGTCCATCGTTAAGAAAAATGATAGAGTCTACGCAACTCACGTTCTGGTCGAAGCTTTAAAAGCAAACGCGACTTCATTATCCACTCTTAGACAATGGGTTGGAATGCAAAAAACAAAACCCGCTGCGGATTTCATACGTATTGGATTTGAAGGAAATGCGTACGAAAAAGTAGTTATATTTTCTCACCACAAAGCTGTGATCAAAGGGCTAGAGCATTATTTAGCGGATTTTCACCCGGTCACTGTTTACGGCGGGACGAAAGACACGACGAGAGAGAAAAACATTCGAAAATTCAACGAATCACCAAGGTGCCGAATCTTTATAGGTAATATCGCGGCGGCGGGAACGAGCATTGATTTAAGTGTGGCCAATCACATTTTTATGATCGAACAGTCTTGGACTCCAGGCGACAACGCACAAGCTGTTATGAGATGCGGCGGACCTAAACAAAAAAAGCCGGTGTATGTCACAAATTTTTGTTTAAACAATAGTGTTGACCAGAGAGTTCAAGAAGTTTTAAGAAACAAAACAAGGGACATTGCACTTGTGCATGGGGAAAATTCTAAATACGCAACCGGCACACCATTTGATGAATTGATATAAAATGATATCAACAAAATGTTGATATCATATGATAACAAAAGAGGGAAAAATGAACGTACAATTTGAATTAACAGTTAAGATCACAGGCACATCTTTAGATGAAATTGATAAAGGTTTAGCGCAAGCCGCGGGTGAGCGAATTATCGCGCGGTTAGAAAAACCGCTTCAAATGCCGAACTTTAAAAGTTCAGGCGTTCAAGTTCAGCAAGTCGAAGTTTCAAAACAAATGGAAAATGCGGTCGCTGTGGCAGATAAAGCCGCAGAGGTGCAGAATTCTATTGCACAAACTACAATAAAAGAGAAAGAATTGGATTCAGACGATAAAGCTGCGGAGTCCAAACGCGGGCGCACGGCAAAATCATCTGATAAAAATGGAAAGGGGGCACGAAATGGCGAGCAAAAAAGTGAAGTCGAAGAAAAAAGCGACAAAAAAAGCGTCGAAGAAATAAGCGATGTAAATCGTGAATTAGGAATAACCCCCTCTTTGTCTCCAAAGGTTTCCGAAGTTGTTGAAGAAACAGCGACGTATGCCGATGCGTTGATAGCTCTTAAAGTAGTTAATAAACATCAAAACATGGTCGTGGCTAGAGAAGTGCTTTCAAGATTTGGCGTTTCTAGAGTCGCGGACCTTGGTGACAAAACAAAACCGTCAAAAGTATTCAGAGATTTTATAAATTATTGTTGTAACGATATTTTGAAAAAACCTGTCGCGGAAGTTTTGGCGGAAAAATGAGCGAGCTTCAAGCCGTCCATTCATCACTCGGAGCTTCATCTTATAAAAGATGGGGTAATTGTCCGGGCAGTGTTAAGCTTTCTGAAGGCATCGAAAAAACAGAATCAGAATATGCCAAAGAAGGTACAAGGGCGCACGAGGTTGCCGAAATTATTTTAAATAAAAGGCAACCCGATTATTATGTGACCGACGAGATGCTCGACGCGGTCATGGTTTATGTGGATTATGTCGAGAATTTAAGAAATAAAAGACCAGATTTCGAATTTGTCGAACAGAAATTCAATTTAAGTTTTTTGCACAAACTTTTATACGGAACTTCTGATTACGTTTGTTATTATGCCGAAACAAAAACGCTCTACGTCGTCGATTATAAACATGGAGCTGGAGTGGCCGTTGAAGTTGAAAGCAACGAACAGCTTATGTATTACGCGGCCGGCGCGCTGTTTACGAACAAAGTCCCTGTTGAAAAAGTAATATTAACCATTGTCCAACCAAGATGTCCTCACGAAGATGGGGTGATCAGAGAGTGGTCGTTTGATGCAATTGAGATTTTAGATTTTGTAGCGGACCTTGTTGAAAATGCGAAAAAGACAGAAATGGAAAATGCGCCGCTTAAAAATGGCGAATGGTGCAGATGGTGCCCGGCACAAGCGATTTGCCCTCTTTTAAATAAAAAGAGTTTAGCGGCGGCAAAAAACGTTTTTGCGCCTGAGCTGCCATACGATCCAGAGAAATTATCTGAAATGCTAGATATCTTACCTCAAGTGGAGTCATGGGTGTCGGCGGTTAGAGAGTTCGCGTATCGCGAAGCAGAAAAAGGTCGAGTGCCTCCCGGATATAAAATGGTCGATAAAAGGGCTACAAGAAAATGGTCGCCTGATTTTAGAGTTGAAAAAGCGGCGATGGCTTTAGAAATTGATGAGTCGAAATTTTACGGCGAACCAAAACCCTTAAGCCCTGCGCAAATGGAAAAATATTTACCTAAAGAGAAGAAAGAACTTTTAGAGCAATTCGTTGTTAAAGAATCATCCGGAAAAAATTTAGTTCCGTTGACAGACTCAAGACGCGAAGTAAACTCAATTGACGTTATGTTTAGTGAAACGGTTTAAAAACATTTTTAAAAAGGAGAAAAAATGTCAGAAAAATTAAACACCACAGTTAACACACCAATGTTTCGGGTTTCATATCCGAATCTATTTACGGCGAAACTCAACAATCTGAATAAGAAAATGGAATTCAGTGTTGAAGCGATTTTCGCGCCTGAAACTGAAATGTCTGAAAAAGACAAAAAAGCTTTGGCGGATCTTAAGACCGCAGCTCGAAACGCGATTATCAATAACTGGGGAGCAGATGAAAAATTGTGGCCAAAAAACTTTCGTGCGATTTTTAGAAAGCACGAAGAAAAAGAAAAAAATGGCGCACTTCCTGACGGTTTAAAACCTGGCGGATTGTGGCTTCGTTTAAAAAACGATGGAACTAAATCACGTCCTGCGATCGTTGATCAGAATCGTCAAGAAATTATCGAAGAACACAAGATGTATGCGGGTTGCTATGCAAGAGCCAACGTCACTGCGAGCGCTTATCCTAGAAAAGGCGCACAAGGCGCGGCCGGCGTGCAACCGGGAGTTTCGTTTTATTTAAACGCGGTACAATTAGTAAAAGATGGCGAACCATTTAGCGGTCGTCCGAGTGTTGAAGATGCATTTGAAGCGATTGATGTTGAAGGATCACCTTCAGACCAATCCGCGCAGTCGATGTTTGAGTAAATAAATTTTCGCTAAGTCAGGGTTTACTCTTAGCTTAGTGGACGACGAAGCGCGCGGCGCGCTCTATTGATGCCAAGGGTTTTTACTCTTATCCGATAGGAATGCCCTGCCCGCGCGCTAAGTTTTTTAAAAAATAAGGAATAAATATGAAACAAGTTGATGATCAGGATTTAAAATTTTTCACAGGCCAAGCATTGGCGGGTTTACTCGCTAATCCATACATGACAAGTCCTGAAGCGCAGAAGTATCGTAATATGAAAAAGATTACGCTTGAACAAATCGCAGTTGAAAGTGCTTTAGGAGTGATGGAAGCGCTTGAAGTTGTTAGGGCCGCGATCACACAATCCATAAACGAAGAAATTAATAAAAAATTAGACGAACAAAAACTTGCTATTGTAGCAGAGGGGAAAAACAGTGGGGAAACCGGGCAGACCGTCACCTCTGATACACCTTAATTTAGTACGGACTGATTTTTTAAAAGAGGGTATTTTTGGCCATCTTAGTGACGAGAACGATTCGATTTTATTGTTCACTCACGAGCCCATGGTCATAACTCAAAAGACTTTGGGTGAAGATAAACATAAACCTTATTTACTGCCGGACAGTCATCACTGCGCTCGGGTGTTTAGGCGCCCGCACATTACGTTTGAATTTAGTAGATTCACATCAAAAGACGCGCCGTTTTTTCATCCAGGTTCACCTGATGATAGTGTAGTGACTAGAACAGGCATTCTTCTTGGATTAACAAAAGCCGGCGGCACACGACTTTTACATACGGAAAAAGCTTTTCAGAAATTTATGAATTACCTTGACGGTCAAGATTCGTTCATACTAAGGATCGAAGAATAGTAAAAAGGGGAAAAATTAATGGAATTAACAAAAGATCAATTGGCCAATTTAAAAATTGCACTTCAAAAACTTAAATCATCCCGCCGCAAAGTTGATGAAGCTTTATCTGTGCACATGGAAAATGTAAAAAAACTTCAAACGTGTATGGGCACTCAAGTTCAAGACGAACAAAAACTTGTTGATCAAGCCCTACTTTTATTTGGTACGGAATTTTTAAAACAAGATTTGTAATGTGAAGACCGAAAAAATCCAAATGGAGACGCGGGAGTGTCACGTTTGCCAAAGAAAATACAAAGTGATGACGTCGTCAAAACAAGTCGTGTGTTCAACGGCGTGCGTGAGTTTTGGTACGCGGGTGCATGGCGGACTCAAGAAGCAATCGAAAAACGCCGAGAAAAAGACCGAGACCGTAAACGTAGACTTTACAGAGATTCGCCAGCATTCCGAACCAAAGAAAGCCTTCGTGGCCTCAAGTTCAGGATGGATCACCGCGAAGAAGAGAAAATCCGAGCTAGACGCTCTTATGAAAGAAATAGACGAGCAAGAAATGAAAGAAGAACAAAGTGGGCCAGAGAAAACCGAGATCGTCAAAGAGCCATCGCGCAAAGGTGGTACGAATTTAACAAAGACGTCGCCGGTATCAGAAGACTCATTCGGGCTTTTGAAAACGGAAAGCTCGAACTCAATGAATTTATTATCAAAGTCCGCAAATGTCTTGATGACCATAATCGAAACACAAGTAACAGCGGACGACGTGACGAAAGCGAATGAAGGCGTGAAAAATATCGATCCTTCAAAAATTGAAACCACTATAGAATGTGCAAAAATGCTCGCGACCACTGTACAAACCCAAGTGAACATGGTTAAAGCGATGACAAGTTTAATGAAGTAATACCGCGTTTAATGAAATAAAAAAAGTGCCGCTGTCCATCAGCTCTAAAGACTCGAACCATCTCCGTTGAGCGGCCAGTTTATTCTGGAGAAGAGCAATGAGCCAAGATAGAAAACCTATGGAAAGATGGATCATATTAAAAGAGCATGATCCTGATCAAGTTACTTATGACAGCAATCACGGTGCGATTTTATTTCGCGAAGTGATAGAGCCGCCATTGTTTCAATGTCCTAAACTTGACACCATGGCAAAATATCAATCGGATAACATCCAAGATAAAAAGCCGAGAGAGTTTTGGTTAGACCTTTGTGATGAGTATATTAGACCATTAAATAGAAAGCATGGTGATATTTACACAGCACCAGAATTTGATGATTTAGTTCACGTTCGCGAAGTGGTTGAGCCAACATGCATTTGCGGCGAGATCAATGCTCGTCATTGTCCTGTTCACAATGAGAAATCAGACGATGCGTCTCGTCCTATCGAAAAGCATGAATGGAAAGTTTGGAAAGAAAAGTGTGAAGAACTTCTTAAAGAACGCGACGAACTTAAACAACAACTTGAGCTAATTCGAAAAGACGAAGGCATGGCAAACAGAATGCTTGAGCTGTTTGAAAACCGTAGACAAGTTGATGAAGAGAATAAAGAACTTCGCGAACAAGCAGAAAAGCTCGCTGCAACTTTGGAAACTATAAAAAATGGAGCTGATCGGACGGGTATGCTTAATGGCGACCATGGTGCAAAGCTTGTAGCAATTGAAGCCCTCGCGAACTACCAGAAATTTAAAGAGGGGAAAGAATGAAATATAGCGGTGAATATGACAAAACAATATCAATTGACCAGCACGAAGGCGGCTACGTTATTAGAGACTGTCAACTTGGTGGATATAAAACTCAGATAGTTTCGTCATTTGAAGAGCTTTGTGACAATTTAGCCATGCGTTTTGGATTAAAGGAAATCGATGAGCGCATTGTTATTTCAGCAACCAAAGAGCCTAAAGAGAACGACACCCAAGCGAAAGGCAGGAGTGAATGAGACTTAAAATTACAACCGAATATACAAACTGCAACCAGGAATTTATAGATTGGTACATGAAGCGATTATCTACTCAGGAAGTACTACCTGGATGTAAAAGTATTATAGAAACTCTAAAGGAAACAGGTCACGCTTCATTTTCAAGTGCAGACCCAGATTCGCCTACCATTGCGACAACAACCTATGAATTATCAGGTATGACCACCAACGGATCGGGGAAGTGATGAGAGATACAGGCCCGTCTTGGCCACATAATAGACCAGGACCGATTGGAGGATTTGATTGGGTTATTTTAGCTCTATGGATTTTAATTATCGGATCTTGCTCAATGTATTGGAGTAACCAATGACCGACACGCTAGCAAAGCTCGATGCGCTAATCAAAAAGGAGGAGGGATGAGTGACGAAGGATCAGTTTGCTATAGATGTAAAAGACCTATCGACTGGTCTTCCATTGAATGGAACTATTTTGAGGTTATGGGATATCGCTCAAAAATTTATAACTGTGAGTGTTCACACCGACAGTCACGACATGAGCCGTTTTCAAAAGAAAAGAAGGCTATATGGATGAAATTAAAAGAGATGCTGGTGGGATCATGACACTCACTGAGCTCTTAGAAAAACTTAAATCAAATGACCAGCGGGATGCGTTGGCTCGTGAGTATGGAAAGACTGGGCACGCAACATTCGTCACAATTGGATATGACGCCCGCACAAAGGACCTTGAGCTTGTGATTAAGTGTTTAGAGAAGTGTATTGAGCAGCGGGACCGTTGGATTAGAGAAGTTTTTGAGGAAGAACCATCATTAGTAATTGATGCTGATAACAAGGAACTAAAAGAGATATTAAATGGCGCTAAATAACAAATACGATGTAAAATGTTTTTACTGTGGCGAAATGGTGCCCGCTAAAAAAGGATTCTTGCAAAGAGATGTTAAGAATAAGAAATGGGCCGCACATTGCAGACCTTGTTATGACAAAAAGAAGCAAGCTAAGCTAGCAGCAGCGGAGAAAGTATGAACAAAGAACTCGAGGCGATACTTAAGGAGAAAGTGTGAAGTTTTATCTATGCATAAAGGATTATTGGTCTGAAACCAAAGAACAATATATTTACATCAGGGGCGGTCTATACATGTTTGAAGATGATCCGATGGTTTATTTTAATGAGCATTTTATCGAGTATCAAATGATTGTGAGGCCGGAATGACCAAACAACAACTCGAAGCTGCGCTCGCAAAACTCGAAGCACTACTCAAGGAGAAGGAATGAACACACAATTAATTTTAGATACAATAAAGCAGCTAAAAACCGTCACGTTTGACGGAAACCTTATAAGTAAATCTGCTAGAGATTGGCTTGTTGATAATGGCGTAGCTGAAAGAGTTGATGGTTACAATAGGCTTACTGAAAAAGGCGTAAGGATTGCTAAAATGCTTTTATTATTGGGTGACGAATGACCCATACTCGCGAACAACTCGAAGCTGCGCTTGAGAAGCATAAGTATTCAATTGAATTTCGTATGCCGAAGCCATTACCACTTAAATCGATAGATGCACCGGTCTTTACACAGTGAATTATAAAATCGGTGATCAAAAATATTTATCGCCCGGCTTCATTGAAAAAATTCCTGGCGCAAACTTAGATAGTGTTCGACGATACGGACACAAAAAACCGTGGTCTGATAATGGAATAACGATAAAGGAGTTTTAAGATGAAACAAGGAATGTGGCTTTTACCAACGCTTAACCGCCCTCGATTATTACAAGAATTTTTTAACGCTTATCGAAAGTCGCAAGGTACGACGCCCGGTCTTGTTCTTATCGACGAAGTTGATTACGCCAAAAATAAAGCGAAATACGACATACTCCCTTGGCCGCAGAATTGGGGAAAGAAAATCACTAAAGGCGTCACTATGGGTGATAAATTTAGAGAGACTTTTAACATGTATAAAGATTGGGATTGGGTTGGAATTCTAAATGATGATCACCGGCCAAAAACTCTTTACTGGGATCAAGAAATTTTAAAGCATTTAGAGACTTTCACTATCATAGGCACCAACGACGGCGAGACTCCGGATACACCTTGGCAGCTAAATAAGATTTTATGCGGCGCGATTGTATTATCAGGCCCGCTATTACGATCTTTAGGGTATATGTTTCCCCCTGGTTTAAATCATCTTTATTCAGACAATGCCTGGCAGTACATCGGCGAACGTTTAGAAATTATTAAAACGCTGCCGCATGTTTGTGTCCACCACGACCACGCATATATTCACGGCCGTAAAGACTCAACAACGTTAAAAGTAAATTCAAAAGAATCTTGGGAGCACGACGAAAGAGTTTATAATGTTTGGTTAAAAGAACGTGCTGATTTAGATATCGCAAAAGTTTACTCAACAAGACAAATTTTAAATTCCACAATTGATCGATGAAAAAGTCTATTCTTCATTTAGATTATGAAACTAGGTCTGATCTTGATTTAAAAAAGGTAGGTCTTCATGTCTATGCAAAAGGAAAGAACACAGATGTTTGGTGTGCCGGATACGCCTTTGACGATGAACCTGTACAGCTGTGGAAACCCGGCCAACCCATACCGAAAAGAGTTTTTGCGCACATACAAGATGGGAAAGAAGTATGGGCTCACAACGCGCCGTTTGAGATTGCGATTACTAACTTTGTTGCAAGTAAAAAGCACGGGTGGCCTAAACTCTCCCCTAATCAAGTGGTCTGCACCGCAGTTATGGCATATGCCATGGGCTTACCCGGAAGTTTGGAGGGTTGTAGCGCAGCACTGGGCATTAGAGAAAGAAAAGATCTTGAAGGTTCAAGACTCATGCTCCAATTATCAAAACCCCGGTCAATCGACGAAACTACAGGGCAGATCCTTTGGTGGAGTGATCCTGGACGAATGGAGCGACTCTACAGTTATTGTATTCAAGACGTTGTCGTTGAACGAATGGCTGGAGACAAAATGTTTCGTATCTCGGAATACGAAAAAAGGCTTTGGTTACTCGATCAAAAAATTAATGACCTCGGCATCACAGTGGACACGAAAGCGATTTTTAATTCTTTATCGATTGTTGAGTATGAAAAAAATAGACTCAACAACGAAATAAAACTTTTAACTGACGGCGAAGTTTGTACGGCAAACTCTGTCGCCGCGATGAAAAATTATTTAGAGTTTTATGGTTTAGGTCCTGATTCACTTGATAAAGCTTCGGTGCTAGAAGAATTAGCAAAAAGCAGTATTGATCCAAAAGCAAAACGCATTTTAGAAATACGGCAAGAAGCTTCTAAATCTTCAACAGCAAAATTTGAACCGATGCTCACAAGCGCGGATTCAGATAACAGAGTAAAAGGTTGTTTTCAATTTTCAGGCGCCAACACAAGACGCTGGGCAGGACGTAGAATTCAATTACATAATTTACCGCGCCCTTCACTTAAGCACTCCATTGTCGAAAAAATTATTGAAGATATTCGTCAAGGCATATCACCTCAAGAAATTGACATGTATTACGGAGCTCCCCTTAACGTTTTAAAAGACTGTATTCGTTCGTTCTTAACCGCAGCGCCAGGACATCATCTTATGGCCGTAGATTTTAGTGCGATCGAAGCAAGAGTCATTGCGTGGCTCGCTGGCCAAAACGATGTGCTCGATATATTTAGAAAAAAACTCGATATATACAAAGTCGCAGCTTCAAGTATTTTTGGAGTTGATGTTAACAGCGTAAATGACGATCAAAGAGCGGTCGGAAAAGTCGCGATCTTAGCACTCGGATATCAAGGCGGCGTTGGTGCTTTTCAACAAATGGCAAAAGGCTACAACGTTAAAATGGAACCAGCGTTTGAATCTTTATGGGCGGGTTTAGATTCAAGTGAAAGATCTTATTTTGATGAAACTTATAAAAAAAATAAACATAGATTCGATATATCGCGTGAAGAATATATCGCCTCTGACATTACAAAAACCATGTGGCGAAGAGCGAATCCTCACATCGTAAATTATTGGACTGAGATAGAACACGCTGCGATCACCGCAATTAAAAATCCGGGCGCGCTTATTACCGCAGGCCCGCATAAGAGACAAGTATCTTATAAAAAATCTGGATCTTTTCTTTGGTGCAAACTGCCGTCAAAGGGTGTCATCTGCTATCCGTATCCAGAAATTAAAGAAGTGACGACGCCTTGGGGCGCTAAAAAAGATGCGATGACCTACATGGCCGAAGACGGCCAAACGAAAAAATGGCAGCGATTCTCGACTTATGGAGGGAGTTTAGTCGAGAATTTAACTCAGAGTTTTGCCAGAGACGTTTTCGCAGATTCGATGCTGCGCTTAGACGAAAAAGATTATAAAATAGTGATCCACACTCACGATGAAATTGTTTGCGAAGTCCCTGAAAACGAGGGAAGTTTAGAACACATGATGGAAGTTATGTCTGAAGTTCCGCCATGGGCCGAGGGGTTGCCAATCGCTGTCAGCGGGTGGCGCGGCTTTAGATACCGAAAATAATTAGGTACGAATATCAGAGGGTTTTAAGAGGGGAATTTGCAGCATGACGCCGCTTTTGGATTATACATTGGAGCTCGCCGTTCAAGGCGTTCGTTTTTTTAGAGTTATACCAAATCAGAAAACACCCGCAATCGGTGATTTTTCTCATAAAGCCACTTCGAATCGCGACGAACTTATAAAGCTTTTTGATGGGACTGATTTTAATTCAGGAATTGCGTGTGGAAAAATTAGAGAAGGTTTGTATTTAGTAGGTTTTGATATTGATGACAAGGATGAAAGACATGGCTTCAGAACAATCGAGAGGCTTAAGGTATTGGGCAAAGAGTTTCCTGACACCTGGTCTCAAAAAACTCCTAGTGGAGGTGAGCACAGACTTTACTGGTCGCCAATCCCAATCCGACAAGGAACGAATGTCTGCGGCGACGGAATTGATTTGCGGGGTGATGGTGGATATCTTGTTGGACCGGGTTCTCGGATCAACGGACGAATGTACGAACCAAAAAACTACTGGCCCACAAGCGGCGAACGCAAAAGTATTGCCCTTTTCCCGGACTGGGCGATTGAAGAATATAGAAAACAAGACAAAGTAATCCCTCTTAAAATAAAAAACGCAAAACCAGTAACCGATCAAATCTTAGCGCTTAAAAGATCAATTGAATATTTACAGTCCCTTGAAGCTGTTACGATGGGGAATAGAAATAACGAATGTTATAAAGTGTGTTGTCGTTTAAAAGATTTGGGACTTGATGCTGATCAATTTTTAGAAGTATTAGCAGTCCATTGGAAATGTGAACCGATGCTTGAGCATGATGAAATTAATCAGGCTATTAACTCCGCTTTTAATTATTCTAAAAATTCAGCGGGAGTGTTAGCGCCAGAAAATCTTTTTCAAGACGAAGTAAACGTCGGCGAAAAGAAAGAAAAGAAAATAGATCACCCCTTTATACAATTGAATAAAGATCATTTTTATGTGGCCAGTGAAGGCGTGTCGCGCGTTTGCTGGGAGACCACTCGTAACGATCGTTTTCATTTAGAGCGTTTTCCGGTTCATATTTTTCACGAGAAGAACGCTTCAAAAACTATGATTCTTAACGGCAGGCAGCACCCGATAACAAAACTTTGGATGGAGTCAAAAGAAAGAAGAACTTATGATTTTATTCGGTTTGATCCTTCTTGTACTAATGACGAGCGAACCTATAACACCTGGAAAGGTTTTGCTGTGCGCCCTGCTGGGCCAAATATTAGAGGATCTATTTTAGGTGAAAAAGCGGTCGACGCTTTTTTAGAACATTGTTTAGAAAACATTTGCGGCGGCGATCACAATTTAAACAAATGGCTTCTAGGATTTTTTGCTCATATTTTTCAACATCCTGGTGAAAAGCCACAGGTGGCGTTAGTGTTTAAAGGTTCAAAAGGTTCTGGTAAATCAGCGCTTATTGAACGCTTAAACTTTTTAATTGGTGAAAGCGCAGTTATCATTTCGGACAAAGCCCACATGTCGAATCATTTTAATTCGATTATGGAAGATAAACTTTTGTTCACTATGGACGAAGCTTTTTGGTCCGGAGATAAATCCATTGAAGGGATTTTAAAAACAATCATTACCGGTCAAACAAGAGTGATCACGCGCAAGGGTTCTGAACCTTATACGACAAAAGTATACGATCGTATTGTGATCATTGGAAATGAAGAGTGGTTAGTGCCGGCGACGGCGGATGAAAGACGCTTTGCCGTTTTTAACGTGTCAAACGGTAAACGCATGAACGCAAAGTTCTTTGTGGACATGAAAGAGGGCATTGAAAAACACGGCGGCGCTGAATTATTAATGCGTTTTTTCATGGATTACGATTTATCAAAAATCGATATCAACGTAGCTCCCGACACCATTGGTTTAAGAGAACAAAAAGAAAATTCACTTAATTCTTTTGAATTGTTTTGGAAAGAATGTTTGACCGAAGAGTACGTTCTTAATTCGGGATTTGATAATTGGCCAGAGACAATGGCGTGCGAAGATTTTTACGATGCTTTTTTAAGTTGGTGTGAAAAGAAAAAAATCAGATATCCAATTTCAAAATATATTGTAGGTAAAATGCTTAGACGTTTTATGCCGGAGATTAATAAAGAAAGAAGTAAAGTGAAAAGGTTTTACACCTTTCCACCTATTGAAATTGCACGAATGGACTGGGAAAATTACATTGGCCATTCTTCGGATTGGGATTTATAACAAGCGCTTAGTGACAAATACCACCAAAGTCTTTGTCTTCGTAAACCGGATTTAATGAATCCGGTACGCCCTTAAGCGGTTCAGGCCCCGATGGTTTTTCTTCGTAACCAAGAGTTAACTTTTTAAGATCATCTAAGCTTCCATCAAAAACGTTTCCATCAATCCTTGAAAGTATCGAACTTAAATAAAGTGAATCAGTGTACTGGTGAAAGGTCCACTTTTTCCAATTGGCCGGCACTAAAGGGTTAAGATTTGGCGGCGCAAATGGATCCGTCGCTGCCGGAGATCCATAGTTCGCAATCCACAGTGGACGAGAGGTAATCATCTCGACCACTTCTTCTTTCCCGCCGCTTCTAAGATATCTCGCAATAGTGTCTCTAAAGAAATAAGGTCCCGTATACAGTATGGATACAAGGCCCGTTTCTAAATCGCACTTATGAAGAAATTTTGCTAAGTCAGGAACGGCCAAATATTCTTCTCTACGATTTTTATTGTGTCCGTCGCTTTCAAAGTCCGCCACCAACGGTAAATCCCCAACTTCTAAAAGAACTTTTGAAAGCATAAAGTCAGCTTGTTTTTCGCCGTCAGAATTTGACGACAACCAATGGTATGCGCCTCTGATTAAATCAAACGCGGCCGCATCCTCCCATTGTTTTTTAAAGGCGGGACTGACGTACGACAAACCTTCTGTGGATTTCATTATCGCGAAGTCAATTCCTTTTTCCTTCACGACTTTAAAGTCCACTACTGGTTGCCATCCTGATACGTCAATCCCCTTAATCAATTTACCAGCGTATGTTGCCGGAATTTTATTCATGTTGCGCTCCCTTTTTATCTGTTTTTTGAATTTCGATTTGATATTGAATTTGCGTCGTTAGATCGCGCATGTTTTTTTTAAACTGTTCAACTTTTTTTCTGGCTTCATAGTCGCATTTTGCGACTTCACAAAGTTGATCGAGTGCCGTTTCACCTTCAGTAAAATCTTCGGATGAAAAACATAATTTCCCAAAACGAGTGTTCTCGTGAACGTAGGGTAAATCCCAAATTTCTTTTGGAATATCTTGAGGCGACGAGGTTAAAGTATTATTACAACGAGCGCCGGCCGCGCCTAAGTCTGCACACACGCGTCTATCGCGAACGGTAACACTTGAACACGCATTAAGGGTTAAAATCACCACGCCTAATGATGCGGTCAGCGGCAGCTTTGGCTTCTTCAAGAGCTTTTTTATATTCTTCAGAATGAGTGTCTCCACGTTTTTCAAATTCTGAAAGCCGATTCGTTTTTTCATCATACTGCACTTCCTTCAAATTATTTTCTAATCGAATAATTATTTTAGCTCTGCCGTTGGCCAGTGCTAATTCTAGTGCATCAGCTAAATTGCTCACAATCAATTTGAAAATAGATGAAATGACCGGCCATCCCAAAAAAGGAACGGCCGCGGTCGCCATTTTTATCGCGGCTTCTTGTCCAAGATTAACAAGAGCGTCTATAAATTTACGAAAGCCGGAAACGAATCTTCGCTCCGGCGCCGGTAATTTTTCACCCATGTGCGTTTAGCTTAAAAGATATTTTTCAAGCATATCGATGATCGCGTCATCAATTTCGCCAGGAATTAATTTTTTAAGTTTTGCGAGTCCCGCTTTTGTTTTAATGGTGATCTTTGCTTCACCAGTCATGTCCGCGCCGTCATACATTACGCTCGCTACAACATTAGCTTCGATAAGTTCAATTTTATATGAACCTTCAGCGCCGATATTTCCTTCGAACAACATTTTACTGATCATAAATTCTCCTCCTGTTGAGAATTATAAGTATTCAGAGAATCATTTCGCTGAAACTTTTAATTGTAATTTCAATTCATCAAGGCGCTTATGCGCCCTGGTTGCCAGTTCATGCGTATGCTCAACTCTTGAATCAAGTTTTGAAAGCCACCACGCTGATCTAAAACCGACGATGATCATAGAAAGAACCGCGCCTAGATTTGTTACGATCACGGCCCCAACTAAATAATAAAAAGAAGTTGGAATTTCTTGCATTATGGATTCCACCCCAATATAGGGACCGTAAAAGTAAAGCCAATTCGATCACCAGAAGCGCCGGCGGCATTTCCATCAACCTTGTCATACCTATCTGCCGAGTTAGCTAATGCAAAATAAATCGAATTATTGTCTGACCCATCATAAAAAATAGCAAAATCATCCGCACCTAAAGAGTCTTGAATTCGATTCCAAGAACCAATTCTTTGCACATTTGTTGATGTAGAAAATTTGTTGTTATCTATAGTAAAAACGCTGGCGAAATCCAAAGACATATCTGTGTTAGTTACAACTCCCAGATTAAACCAGCCCCTAATTTCTGCTGAATCTCCGACTGCCCTTACGAAGATAACTTTTTCGCCGGGTGTACCGACACCAGTTGTGGTAAAGGCGGATGATTGATCAGTCCAATTAGATGGTATCGTTCTAGTTAAGACAATCCAGTTTGTTCCATCCGATTGGAAAGTTACTCTCTCACCAGGTCTTGCTAATGTTTGCCCACTTAAACCTGTCCCCGTAATTGGGATCTGAGTAAAGGTGGTATCTGTTTTAAGTAAAGTTACCTGAAGGCCGCTGTTCCCTACGGGCGTGAAAAGAGTAAAAGTAAAAGTTCCGCCAGAAGAATCGCCGCGAACAGTTCCGTCTGTCGTTTGAACTGTGTAATTCGAAGTTTTAACTGACGTCGGTGACGCCGCAGTCATTGAAGACCAAATCGGAGCGAGTGTGCTGCCTTGAGAAGTTAATATTTGTCCTGCAGTACCATTCGCAAGACGTGTTGCTGTGCCGCTTGCGCCGCCGTAAATAATATCTCCGCCCGTTGTCATTGGCGATAAAGCATCAAAAGCTGCGGCCTTTGAAGTTTGTCCGGTTCCCCCGCCGCTGATAGCGATCGTTGGTAAATCCGCGGCTTGAATAGTTCCCCATGCCGGAGCTGCAGAAACTGCGCCAGTACCTGTTTGAGTTAAGAAATTTTTTGTTGAGGTGGTGTTACCCGGTAAACGAGTGTTAATGCCGCTCGCTCCACCGTAAATCATGTCCCCTAACGTAGTGATGGGAGATATGCTTGTCTGCCAAGAATTTGAAGATTTACAAAAAGCCGGAACATTTCCGGACGAATTAAATCTTATATCTCCAACTCGGCACGCTGAAGGTAGCGATGTTGGATTCATTCGAATGTAATCGGTCACGATCCCTTGATCGGCGAAGGTGTTAACACCTGTAAACAATAAGATTAAAAGTATAAGTTTAAACATATATTCCCCTTTTTAAGATGCTACCGGCAAATAGCCGTAAAAAACTGTTAAAGAACCTTGGGTTAATTCATCTAAATCCGCACCAATCGCTGTGAACTGCGCAAAAATAGTTGTTGGATCTGCCCAGCTTTGAATTTTATTTGGCACTACGTTTTCAAAAGCTGTATCTGATACGGTTTGATCAACGTCAAAGCTATACACAAACGAAGTATAGTCCGACGCAGGTCCAATATCCACTGCCACGCTTGAAATTGCGCCGCCTGAAAAAGCAGTCGTGTGCTTTGCAACGATGCTCGTAAGAATTGCGCCCGGAGGTAAATCAAACAACTCCACTTGATTTGTAAGAGCTGCGGCTTGCACATCTGTGTATGGAATTTGAACGCTTCGATAAACTGGTGTTTGTTCAACAGTGTCTGACAATGTCCATCCGTCACCGTCATCGTTAACCTGTAAATATTTACTTGGGTTAAGCGCAATCGTCGATGGTAAATCAATATCGAAAGTTCCGTTAAAACCGTCTGGTAATTTAACCGCTCTAGAGACTTCGTCTTGAAGCCTTTGTACTAAAAGAGTTAAATAATCCATTTGTTGAACAAGCGCAAAAGATGAAATTTCACTATTATAAAGTAGTGAATAATCTTGAACACGCGGTGGATCTCTATAAATAATAAGAACGACTCCGGTCTCTGGTGCTTCATCCATCACGACGCTACCGCCGTTTGGGTATAGCCCTTGCGAATTCGGCGTTCCGGAAACAGAATAATCAGCGCCTAAAGATTTAAGCGTTGCGATCCCGGTTGCCGTTACGAATTCATAAACTTTTAAATCCGAAGTTTCGAAAAAATAATAAGGGAATGAGAACGAAGTTGTGACTCCGTTACCAGAGTACGCTACTCTATTTATTAGCGACGAAACGCCCATATGTTTTTATCCCCTTCTTTACTGTGTTTTTTCATTATTGTGCCTCTTCATTTTTACTATCAAGTGATTTCTTAAATTCTCTGGCCACGGTGTTTCCCGCCTTCGCAGTCTCGATCATAGTCAAGTACGCGCCATCTATCATTTGACGTTTCTCGTCCGGCGACATATTCGGGTTTTTATAAACAGATCTGATAAACTTTTGTTGGTTCGAAAGTGCTTCTTTCGTGCCTTCTAATTGCAAAAGATTTTCTTGGTTTTCTCGTAAATTTATTTCTTTTTGAAGTCCCTCTTCGTTACCGTCTTTGGCTAAATATTTAATGGTTTTTATGATCTTATTACTTTCATCGTACTTGTCATAAAAATCTTGAATTGAATTAGCATTAAGGTTCGGGAAACGAACAACAAAAGATTTAACAAATGGAATATCTGCGAGCGTTGCTTCGGGCTTTACTTTGTCTGGTACAACGCCCGCTTTTTCTAAAGCAGCGTCGGCTACTTGAACTGCGTATTGGCCAATAGATCCGCCCCAAGAACGAATGTAGTTTTGTATGACCATTGGAGACGCCATTTGTGATTGGCGGTCCATGGTCGCAACCATTTTCCCAAGAGTCTTTGCGGTTTCACTTGTGTACTCGACAAATTGATATTCCGGTAAAATATCTTTTAAATAATGCGGAACAATCGCGCGTCCTGTGAAAAAAGATTTATTAAAATATTGTTCAACAGCTGGCGCTATGGCGTCAGGCACAAAACTTGGTGTAATTAAATTTATCAACGACTCATCAAAATCTTTTAAAGAATTTGGATTATCAGTAAAGAATTTTTCCATTAGTCTTTCAGGCATAGATCCAAACAAAAGACCAAGTTCTTGCGGTTTTGGAATACGATAAATTGTCCCTTTATTAACTTGGATTTTACCGTTTTCTTCTCTAACCATATACTTTGGTAGGCCATTGGCTTCGCCGTACGCGGCATCTTTCCAATCGTCAGTTGGAATAATCCAAAATAAATCTTTTTCCCAACGCGGAATTTCTTTATAGCGTTCGTCGTCTTTATTCGCCCACCACAATAATAACGATGGAGCTGTGATATATGCCGCAGCTTTCGTCGCCATCCCGGTTGGGTTTTCTTGAAATGCACGGGCCGTTCTATCTAAGCCCTGAATCGAAACGTTCATGAACGCAGTGATAGAGTTTAATGCTGAGATCTTCGCGCCCACTCTTTGAAAGTCGATTGTAATTTCTCTTGATGCGTATCCGGCGGCGTCTAAAGATCCACCCATTTGTCTAACTTTTTTAAATTCCGCGACTCTTAAAGATTGTTCTGATAATTCAGCGGTGAGTCTAAAAGCGCCCACTGCATTGTCCACTAAATTACGAACTGAATTCATAAAGTTTGTTTCGCGCTGTAATTTATAAATATCGTTTTTTACGTACTTATCGCCCATCTCAAGGAAAGCGCCATTTGCGCCTCCTGATTTTAACCATTCATAATACGTATCATTTTTCTTAACAAGATCGCCCATTGCGCCGAAAATTTCTATTGGCGAAATGCCCTTTGATTTAGAAAAAGCTTGCGCGGTTAAAGTGTCACGAATCATGTTTCTAAGAATAAAATCGGGAGTTAAAGTGATCCCCATTTTTTTTACGGTCGTAATACCGTTCATGATTTTAAAAAGTAAATTCGTTGAAGTCGTGTCCCCGCCTAAGCGATTTACAGCTTCTGCGAGCTCAGGTGTGGTTTCATATATTTTTCTTTTTCCATCTTCGAAAACAGAAAATTGATTATCTTTTAAACCTTTTAATAACTGAAGACCTCCGCCTTCAGTTACGGGTTTAATTAATTCTTGTCCTGGCGTTTTATTAGCAAGTTCAATAAGCGCTGCTTTAGGCCTATTAACTTCTGCCATTTTGATGAGTTCGACAGTGTTTTCGACAATAGAAAGAATAGGACTTTGAATATCAGCTTCAGAGCCTTTAAATTTTTTAAGATTAGAAGCACGGCCTTGATTACCCACGCTGCCGTCGTCAGCTTCGATAAGACGTTTAAAAGGAACATAGTCTTTGTTTCCTTCTAAAAAACGCGCCTGTTGTTCTTTAGACAAAACACCGGCGTCGGTTGCGTATTGTAGAACGCGGTTAGAAAACTCAGTAACTTTCTTTGAAGCTTCATCGTATTTCGCTTTGTTCTGTTCCACAACTTTTCGTGCATTCTCAACATCAAATCCAGTCTCAAGACCGGCTTTTGATTTTTCTAAAACACGTTTAGATATCATGTACGCTTCTAAGACTTGCGGATTTTCAACGCTTTCTAATGTGGATTTAAAAGATTCACCGTTAATGTTTTTCCCATTAAATTCAATCGTGCCTTTTTCAAAGAAATGTTTCGCCTTGGCTTTAGCGTCCACACTCGTTCTGGCCAGTACGTATGGATTGTTTTCGGCTAAAGTCGTTGTTCCTGATTCTTTTGATAAAAATTTTACCGCTTCATTGATCGGATCAAGTTTATCCACTAGAGCCGTATATGTTTTATCAATCGATAGCCCGTCTTTTTTAGCTGGGCTTTTTTCACCAACTTTTTGAAGAACATTATTCACTTCCGGTGAAAGATCCGGATTTGGTTCTTTTAACGGCTTTGTCGTTGATATGTTTTCAGGTACTTTTTTCTCAATTTTGATACCTAATTCCGCATTGGTCGGCATTTCAATATTTGATGACACAAGGTCTTGTTTTATGTGCGGATCAGCATCGACTTTTTCAGCAAGTTCAACAGGTGTTACGCCTTTTTTCGCATAAACGTTTCTAATTTTACTGGCAACCGCAGTCGTGGCCCTTAAGCCTCCGACTAAAACCGCAGCGTCGATAAATTCCATTGGTTCTGGCGCTTTTCCTTCAAGAGCTGCGCCCACTGTTGTCATGGTGGCGACTTCAGTCGTCAACTGCGCTGAAGTTTTAAATGCCGGTGCAACTGCGGGCCCTATAACTTTACCAACTGCAGCTCCCGCGCCTGCAGTGACGCCTCCGATTGCGAACCCTTTTAAACCTTCAATAGCTGCCGCAGAAGATCGCTCCCAAAAATCAGAAAAAGATTGAACTTCACCTTTTTCGTAGGTTTCCATCATGTATTTACGAACTGCTTCCGGAAGCGCAAAAGATCCGCCGCCGGCACCAATAACTGCCCCTAGCGGATTAGCTGTCATTGCCGCTCCCGCAGCTCCGCCGCCGACTCCGCCCGCAACCATCGCTGGAACATCGCCGGCCAAGGTTCCAACTTGCGAAGCAATCCTATAAAACATGCCTGCGTTTTCCGGAAGAACCATGTCCGGTTTATCTCTAAAAAGACCTGTGACCGAAATATCAAATCCGGCTTCTAAAGCCTCAAGAACGCTTTTTGCTTCTTTAGGTGCTTTAGCTTGAACGTGCACTGGCGCTGAAGTCGCGCCTTCAATAACGGGTTCTTTTTCTTTTGGCGGCGTGCTTTCGCCATCTTTTTTTTCTTCAGTAAAAAAACTTTGTAAATAATCTTTTAAAGCTGTGAATTTTGAAGTTTCAACTTTTGGTTCTTCAATAGCTGAAGTTTGATCAAACATTGGTTCTGTTTGTTCAAAAACCGGCGCTTTTTCTTCAATCGCCGATGTCGATTCAAAAGTTGGTATATCATTTTCGTCTGCCACTAATTATCCCATCTAACAAATTTCTTGGTCGCTTCATCAAAAACTGCCACTCGACCGTCCGCTGTTTTTCTTTTCACTTCTTTTGGAGGCGGAGGTTGATTTTCAGTTTCTTTCTTCGGAGGTAATAACGAAGGCGCTTGCTGAACCGTTGTCGGTTGTTGAGCGCTTGTGCCTCGTGATCGATCGGCGATTGCTTTTAAAATCTCCTGCGGACTTTTTTGATATTGTACAAGCTGATTACCAAAAAATTCTTTTGAATTAGGATTATATAAATCGCTAATCGGTTTGTTCGCAGCTCTATATTCAGCTTCTTTTTGCATAAGAGCGTTCGTGTACATCATCATATTGTACTCGCCGTCTGGATCTTGAATACCGAGCATCGGATTCGTTTTCACTAAACGGCCTTTCGCCATGTCCATAAGCATTTTTCTATTGGACTGCAAAATTTGACCGTTCGGCGTTTTATCAAACCAATTGTTTAATTCGCCGTAATCCGTTGGTGAAATCCCTTTACCTACGAACTTTTGAAGTTGACCTGGATCACTGATTTTTCTTGGATCATTATCCGGTAAATTCATTCTATTGATAATGTCTAACTTAAGACGTGGATCCGTTTTCACTTCCTCTTTGGAAGCGGCTTTGATCATATCAATCCACTGTTTTTTATCTTCCGCTAAAAGTGGAGATTTTAAAACTTCTTTAGTGGTGAGTGTGTTTTGTGTTAACTTCGCGATAGCATCTGACTTCCACTTTTCAGCTTCAAGACCTTGTGCGGATTTTTGAGCTTGAAGTGCACGTTCTCCTTCAGTTTCACCGGCGCTTTTTAAAACTCTGATTTCAGCTTTTAACGCCTTCTTTTGATCAGAATCTAAGTAATCGTCAAACGCACCACTCTCTAATGCTTTTTCGGCTTTCGCAAATTGTGCAGGATCAACTTTAGTTTGGCCTTCACGTATCGACGCCGTGATGTTATCTGCGTCTTGTTCGGCGTAACCACGGATTGCAGCTTGCGCTAGTTCCGTACCAATCGACGCTTTGAATTTCTCAAACATCGCTGGCGGGATTGTGCCTTGTGCTTTTCGAGTGGTTAAATCTTCTAAAACCGCATCGTGCGAATCAACGAATTGAGAAGGATCACCTTGAACAGTGTTAGTGTAATTTTTTAAACCTCGTTGAAAATCAGCAACGCTTTTTTGTCCATCGATAAGAGCTTTACCGCGGATTGCAGTTCCCAATAAGGATCCACGAAGACGCGCGGATTGGCGCTGAAAATAATTTCGGCCGGCCGGTGTCTGATATTTTTCTGATTCCTTATCAGTCCATTGCTGAATTTGTTCTTCAAATTTCTCAACGTCTAAAGATCCATCAGCGATTTGCTTTTGAGCTTGATCTCTAAACTCAACTCTGGCGTCCGATGTCGCCGCGAACGCGTCGCTTGTTTCAACGTTTTCGTCTCGTCTGAGCTGAGCCTTTTGAGCTTCACCCACTTTTTCACCAAAATTTTGGATGCTGCGACCAACAGCTGTCACCGCATCTAAATTAGGAGATAAACCTGCCACTGGTTGCTGGGCTTGAACTTGTAATTCATATTCTTGAATATTGGCCATAAATTAACCTCCCGCCCCGCCGCCGGCCGCGGCTTTCGCAGCTTTTTCACCTGTTTCAACATAAGCACTGGCCATGTTGATGTACGCGGCCGTCATTGCGGATTTTCCGCCAGCTCTATTTAGTGATGCTTGATTTTCATAATTTATCGCTCTTAATTTTGCGCCATATTTAATATTCATATTGTCGAGTTCTGCATTTTGATAACTTGATCGAATCACTTCGAGCATGGATCCTGAATTAGAAGTTACACCACTTGCGCCGTACGCCGCGGTCATGCCTCCAATTTTTCCTTTGGCCATGATCATCTGTCTTTGAGCATCAAGTTCGCCAGCTTCAAGAGCCGCGCGTGCGTTGTCTTCTTGAATATCAGCTTGCTGATCAAGAGATTGTTTGGTTGCTTGACCTTGATACCAAGCTCCGTATGCTTTTAAATCACCCGGTATATTGCCAGACATCTAACTCCTCACTATCGAATAAAGTGTGGCGTCATCTCCATTAGGTAAATATTTTCTCGCCACCAAAGTTTCAATTTTAAAACCAAGCATCATCGCTCTTCGATGTCCGAGGTCAAAATTTACAGGCACACACAATTCAACTCTTCTATAAGGTTGTTCTTTTAAAAACTTTTTTATTCCTCTAAAAACAGGAATGAAGTTTGATTTACAATCTTCGTCGAACACTGTCCAAATGTAGCCTCTATCTGTCCACATCTCGACAATACCGCCACAAACAACGGGCGTGCCGTTCATCATTCCGGTGAAAGAATATCCGTGCTCAAGACCGCGTTCAATTACAGCGTCGTTGGCAAGCAAATTCAAATGCAAATTTGATTCTTGCTTGGCCATTTTATCGAGGTGATGAATTTTAAAAGGCACTAGCTCAAACATCAAATTCCTCCATAAATATTGTTATGGAGTTAATCGTACCGGGATAACCAGAATTTTGTCTAAAACAAATTTGACTGTCGAAATCGTATTTCGATTCTAAACCTTCGCGAACAATACCGCTGTAAAGATTTGGCGCTTCGTCAGCTTTTAATTCGTCAGCTCTTGATAAAAGTACAGGCGTTAGTCTGTTAAAATTTGTACCTACTGCTAAATCGCCAGTTCTATAAATTTGAAAAGCTGCGCGCACTGTACGGCGAATTTTACCGATGCTTGTTCCATCCGCTGCGCCGGCGTCGATGCGAAGAAGTTTACCATCGGAATTATAACTATATCCAATTTGAACTTTCGCGGCCGGATAATTTAAAGTTAAAACACCGGAGTTAGAAACCACTGCGTCCGGATGTGGCGCTCCGTCGGCAAGAAGAGAAACAGTTTCGTTGGCCAAATAAGTTAAGCCTGTAATTGTGGAAACCAATTTCCTCGCATAGCCGCCAGAAATATAAGCGCTGTAGTCCACGGAACTAATATAGTTCCCGCTAAAATCTTTTAATTTAAAAGTATCAGTCGTCACATCTGATACCGTGAACTTTTTAGTATTTACTAAATTTTCAATTGTCTCGTTATCGTTGATGTCGGTGACTGTTTTATTAAGCCCCGTTACATCGTCAATTCTGATAATGTCGTCATTTGAAAAACCATGGCCTACCGCAGTCACCACCGCCTGTGCGGCCGTTGTGAAAACAGTAATGGCTTTTGGATTATCAAAAGTAATTCCGTAATCGTATTGAAACGCGTCTTCTTGATCAATCGATGCATTCCAAATTTCAGTCATGTACTCGATGCCGTAAACAGTTTGACCATTTACATATCTTTTCACAACCATCCACAATTGATCAAAAACTCCTGTTGGATCCGGAATTACCGCGATGCTAGTAACAATTGGATTCGTACCACCTGAATCAGAACGTCCGCCGAGTTGATGCCTATTCCACCCCGCGCGAAGTGATTCATCACCTCTGTCATAAGTCATAGAAATTAAATTTCCATCTGATCTTATGGCCCAAAGAATTGGTTGCGGATCTCTCATCACAACGAGCTTCGTAATTGTAGGAAGCGTAATATGTTCAGAAATTTCTGTTAAGTCAGAAGATCTAAACGTTCCGACTTGGAAAAAGAAATTCATTTCTCTAACTTTTCGAGAACCTTTTTGAATAGATAAAGCTGCATTTCCAAGTTGAGCTGCATCGACGTTCGCGCTTCCAAAAGAAGACGATTGCATAGCGTTGATGTTTGTTGGTGAAAGTGCAGCGCTTTGTCCGCTTGGAGTTATCACCCACTCACACGCTCCGGATCCAGCAAGAAGACCTTGCGCGCTTGAAGCAAGCCACCTAATAATGTTGAGTTCTTTACTTGCAAGTTCAAATTGAAATGCATTTGCGTCTGTGATCTGTATGTCTTCTTGCGAGTTTGGTCCAAACGATTCAAATAATCCAACTTCACTGCCGTCGATTTGCTGTGGATAATTAGCAACGCCGGCTAATACCAACCTGTTTTGATGAAAACAACCGCAAGACGGATATTGAACCGGAGTACCTAAAATCGCATTTGCAAGTCTATAAATTCCTAAATTCCAACCCACTGTAGTTTGCGACGCCGGAAAAACTTGTTCCGGCCCCATGATCACTTGAGCACTTGCTGTGTTAGAAGTTAATTGAATCGTCGCCCATCGGCGAGATCCATCGCTAAAAGTTAAACTTATTCTGCGGCCACCATCGTATTGCGATATGGACATTCCCGATTTTGTAAAAGGAAATAGTGCAGGTTGCACAGTTCCGCCGCTGACATAAGCGTTCGTGAATGTTGATCCTAATAACAAAATTCTCGTGGCACTTAGTACTCTAATTTTCCAATACGTAACATCTGTCGATCCGTTTAATAACGGATCGTAGTTATTGGCTTCTGTTGTTCCAACAATGCTTTGAACATAAACATTCTGCCCTGATATGAAATTATGGGCCGCCGCGAATTCAATAACGATCTGTCCACTGCCTCCCGGATCAGTAATTGCATCGTCCACAACGTACGTTGGATCTGTAATTAAAAGCGCTCCGGCCGGGCCGACTGTAAAAGTCACAAGCTGCACGTTCGTGCTATCGCCAATCGTGTTGTATGAATTTAAAGGTAAATAAGGACCGTCTTGAAAATAAACAGTTCTTATTGTCCAGTAGTTACTTGCATAGCGCTGAAGTTTATAAACCGGATACAAAGGGTGAAATAAATAAAGTGTGTCCCCTGTTTGAATAAATTTAATTTGCGTTAAATCGTCGGCGTAAAGATATGGATTTGTTAACTCCATAATTTCGCCGGAATTAATTAAGGCGCTTGATTGTATAAGTTCATTCTGAAGCGGATTTAGATCCGCGCGTAAACCATAAAATGATTGTCCCGGAATGGTGGCCGTCGCGTTTTGCGATAAGTAACTTCCGGATACGCTATACGTGTTTTGTGAAAGTAAAATTCTTGCGTTGTTAATATAAAAACGAATGTATCCTTCACCAAACTCAAGCATGTAGTTTTGCGAAGATGAAAATTTAAAAGGAATAAGGACCGGAGGCTTAGCCTGCGTTTTTACATTGTTAACTGATTTTGTACCGGGCCTGCGAACAATAGGTCCTTGAAGCGTTGATAAATAGTTAAGGCTCTCCGCCATGCCCTGTTTGTACCTAGGGACATCGGGACGACCATAAAATAAAGGCGAAACTTCGCCCGTTATAAAACTGGATTGTAGTGGTGCGACTTTTGGCATGTTACAACCTCGCGACGATCCACGGATCCACCGGCGGTCTTACCGGCGGCTTTTCAATGGCATTTCTTTTCTTCGCATCTTCAACTGCGTAATCAAAATATCGTTCCGCAATTGCAATAAGACTTTTTGAATTGGTCAATTCTTCGCAAGTCACCATCGCAAGATCCGCGGCAAGTGCTTCAGCAAAACCGGGATCAAACATGCTAGGTGTTACTGCATCGCTGACGTATCGAAGATAAAGAGGCGAAGCTTGATCGCTCACGATCGCTTGCTGCCCATCCGGCATCATTTCAATTGCCCAATCATTAAAAAACGAATTGGTATTTGGGTACCCTGGATACCCGACTCCAATTGCACCGAACACGTATCCGGATGTTTGATCCGGTGGCGCGATCATAACGAAATCCGGTGGAAGTGGAAAATAATTCGCTTTACCAAAAATTGGCGTTGTCGCTGAAGCTGCAAGCTCCGCGCGCTTAATTGAAAATGACCAAAAGTTTGATCTTAAATTTTGAAGT